ATAAAAAATTAACAGGATTTTAATCCTGTTTTTGTTTTTTATAGGATATTTTTTGAAACTATACCCAAAAAATGAAATTTAAACTTCAAAAAAAGCCGTTTTTTGTGTGTACTAAAATCGTAAAAGTCAATAGTTGCAAGGGCTCAACTATATAAAACTTGAAGTAAAGTATGGGAACAAGGCTCCTTAATCCTAAAAGTAAAATTAAAAAACTTTATTTTTATAAAACGAACTACAACGAAAGGAGATGAAAATACATGGAGATACTAGAGTTAAGAATACAGGATGTAGAACTAGATGAGAGTAATCCTAGAGTCACTACTGAAGAGCAAGTAGAGTTATATAAAAAAATATTAACTAGATTTGGAATGATAGTTCCAATCCTTATTACTTCAGAGAATAAAATTCTTTATGATAATGGGAAATATGAAGCAGCTAAACAATTAGGAATGAAGATAATTAGAGCTGTAAGAATAGATAAACTCTCTGAAGATGAACTAAGAACATTAAGATTAGCTGAACTCAATGCTCAAGAAAAAGGTGAGTGGGATTTTGAAAAACTTTATGATGAACTTTCAAAATTGAATGAAGATGATCTGTTTTTAACAGGATTTAATCTAGCAGAGATTGAAAAAGAGCTTGGAACTGATGGAGATAGCATTGAAGAGATTGAAGAAATTGATATTCCAGAGGCAAGAGAAGATTATTACTCTCAAGCAGGGGATATTTATCTGCTTGGAGGACACAGACTGATGTGTGGAGACTCTACAAGTGCTGAAGATGTATCAAAACTAATGGATGGAGAGTTAGCAGACTTGATGATAACAGATCCACCCTATAACATCAACTATGAAGGTTCAGATGGGCAAAAAATTAAAAATGACAATATGAACTCTAATGAATTCTATGAGTTTTTAAAGAAATTTTATGAAAATGCTTTTAATGTGATGAGAGCTGGAGCAGGATTCTATATATTTCATGCTGACAGTGAAACTAAAGCTTTTAGAGGAGCTTGTGAAGATGCAGGATTTAAAATATCACAATGCTTGATATGGGTAAAAAATGGATTTAACCTGTCAAGACAAGATTACAACTGGAGGCATGAACCATGTTTATATGGCTGGAAACTAGGAAAAGAGCATTTTTTTATCAAAGATTATACACAGGATACTGTGCTGGAAAACAAAGAAATCCTAAAAAAGAAAAGCAAAGAGGAATTGCTGAAATATATTCTGGAGCTAGAGGAAAAACTAAAATATCATTCTACAATCATCGAAGAGAATAAACCAACTAAAAATGATATTCATCCAACGATGAAGCCTCTCAAATTGTTAGCCAGATTGATGGCTAATAGCTCAAAGAAAGATTGGAGAGTATTAGATCTGTTTGGTGGATCAGGAAGTACTTTGATGACAGCAGAACAACTTCAAAGGAAAGCATACATCATGGAGTATGATCCAAAATATGCTGATGTCATAGTAAAAAGATTTGCAAGTGTAAATCAAAACATAAAACTCTTGAGAAATGAAAAAATTTACACTTGGGAAGAGATAAAGGAATATTTTAATGAGTAAAGATATATCCGAATTGGATAAACAAAAACTAGATGCTCTCCAATTATTTGCTCGGCTTGAGCATGATAAGTTTGGTAAAACTAAAAAAGAAAAATATAGAGAGATAGCTAAGAGAATGAAAATACCTGAGAATACAGTTATAAGCTGGGTTCAAAGGTATTACAAAAAATATCTAGAGTATATAGCAGAATTACAAGAGATATTAAATGCAAAAATATGCAATTTTGAGGGGTTGACAGAAAAACAGACAGCATATGTTATAGCAAGACTGAACGGAAATAGTCCAGAACAAGCTAAGGAGATAGCTGGATATTCTGAAAAGACTAAGGCTGCTGATATAGAGAAGAACCCAAGGGTAGCTAATAAGCTACAACTACTCAGAGAGAAGTTGATAGAAGATACAAAGGTTGGAGCAGAAGCTATTATCAATGATCTACTAGAGATAGCTAAGCTAGGAAAGAATGGAATCGAAGTAGTTGAAACAGTCTACCATGATGAGAGCAATGCAACACTTGGTAGAATAACTTCTAAGTCTGTAAAGAAGAAAGTGATTAAAGATCTAGCAGCATCCAACAGAGCATATGCTGAGATAGGAAGGATACTTGGTTATGATTACCTTGAAGAGCAGAGACTATTAAGTAGAGAGCAGCCACAGGGAGCAGGATCAACCAAGGGAGGAGTAGTCAGAGTAAGTGATGAGGACTTCTAAAAAAGGTACTGTGAGAGAATTTTCAAATCGTGGGTGCGATCGAGCCCGAACGGTCGAAAATGCCAAAGGAAAATTGGTTTTTCCAAGTTCCCAGCCAAAATGGAATTTTTAAAAATGTATAGGAGCAAAAATGATTGTTATATCTGAAGATCAGTTAGCAAGGTTACTCCAAGTCACAACTAGATATGTTAGAGATGTTTTTGAAGAGTTTAGAGTAGGAGAAAAGGAATATAATCTTTTGAAATGTATCTCAAAATACATTGCTCAGTCTAGAGCTGATCTAGGAACATATGTAAATTTAAAAACTTTAGCTGACATCTTAGGTGTGACAGAGAGAACAGTGAGAAATCTTACTGAAAAGAAGATTTTATTTAAAAATGACAATGATAAATATGAGTTAAAAGAGAATATTAAGAGCTATTTGAAAAGTAATAGCGATGTTGCAAAGATGAATGAGGCAAAAAGAAAAATGGTAGAGCTGAGATATGAGATATTCCAGGACAAATTCCATGAAGATGCACAAGTAGAATATATTTTATCAGATATGCTCTTAAAATTTAAAGCAAGACTCAATTCTTGTATTAGAAAGATTGATAATGATATTGAGAATTACCCAGATAGGAATAGAATAGATATTTTATCAGAGCATATATTAAAAGCTCTTGAAGAACTAGCTAATTATGAACCACCAAGCAATAGAGAGGAGTTGAAGAAAGAAATTGAGTAAAAAAATTGATAGGAAAACTAGAGAATTATTTAAAAGATGTCTCTTACTTCTTTTGCCACCAGAAAATTTAACAGTTAATGAATGGGCAGATAAGTATAGAGTTCTTTCCTCTGAATCCTCTAAAGAGGCTGGTAAATGGGAAACTTCAAGAACTCCATATATGGTGGAGATTTATAGAAATATCACTAAAAAAGAGGTTCGACAAATAACTTTGATGTTAGCATCTCAATTAGCAAAATCAGAGTTTATAATTAATACCTTTGGAAGATATGCACATTTAGAGCCTTGTCCAATGCTGTTGGTACAACCAACAGATGATATGGCATCTGCGTTCTCTAAAGAAAGATTAGAACCAGCTATAAGAGAGAGTAAAATCCTAACTCAGCTTATAAAAGAGTTTAAAGGGAGTAGAAAAGGTGGAGAAACAGTTCTACATAAGATGTTTAAAGGTGGATTTATAGCTATCATAGGAACAAACTCTCCTTCCAAGCTAGCAGCAAGACCTATAAAAATAGCTTTTATGGATGAGGTAGATAGATATCCAAAGAGTTCTGGGAGAGAAGGAAGTCCAATAATTCTAGTAAAAAAGAGAATGAGTACATTTGGAGGAGAAAGCAAATGTATAGTAACAGGGACGCCAACTATTAGAGATAACTCAGCAGTAGAAGATGAGTATAAAAACTCATCACAAGCTGAATGGTATCTAGCTTGTCCACATTGTGGGGCTCTTCAACCATTGAAATTTTCAAATTTAAAATGGGAAGAGGATAAACCAGCAAGTGTAAAAATGCAGTGTACTACTTGTGGAAAAATGGCAACTGAAAAAGAGTGGAAAAAAAATAATCAAGAAACAGGAGTGTGGGTACATAAATATCCTGAAAGAAAAGATCACTTAGGGTATCAGCTAAGTGCATTAGCTAGTGCTTTTAGAAGTTGGGAAAGTATAGTTAAAGAGTTTTTAGAGATCAAAGGAGATAAGGAAAAACTAAAGGCTTTTATCAATACAGTCCTTGCTGAAACTTGGGAAGATGAAAATGTTGCTAAACTTGACTATGAAAAACTTTATAAAGCAAGAGAAAAATATAGTGCAGAAGTTCCAGATGAAGTTCTTATACTTACAGCAGGAATTGACGTTCAAGATGACTGGTTAGCTATTGAAGTTGTAGGTTGGGGAACTAATGGAGTTTATGGAATTGAGTATAAAACTATTCATGGAAACCTTGAAGAACAACAAATTTGGAGAGAGTTAGATCTTTACCTTCAAAGAGAGTTCAAATATGCTGATGGGCAAGGGTTACACATATATTCTGCTTGTATAGATACAGGGGGAAATCATACTCAAAGAGTTTATGATTATGTAGCACCAAGACAGTATCAAAGAATTATAGGGATAAAAGGACAAGGTGGAGATGCTGTTCCTGTTAACAATGGATTTAGAAAAACAGATGGAAAGGGTAGAAACTCTGTAATTCAACTTTTATCAGTTGGGGTAAATGCTTTAAAAGACATTACTTATGGTGGACTTCATATTAGAGATAAAGAGGTCAAAGGGTATTGCCATTTCCCTAAAAATCATGGAAGAGGCTATGATATGGATTATTTTATGTCACTTACAGCTGAGGTTAAATCATATAAGAATAAAAAAGTTGAATGGATAAAAATAAGAGAGAGAAACGAGGCATTGGACTGTAGAAACTATGCTAGAGTGCCATTTTATATATTTAACTTTGATTTAGAGCAACTAAGTCTTTTAACAAGAACTCAATTAATTGAGCTTTCTAAAAATGGAGTTGTAAATATTGGAACTTCACGAGAAAAAATAATAACAAGAGGAATAGAGTATGACTATTAGGGAACTTGAAGAAAAGATAAGAACTCTTGAAGAGTTAGAAGAGAATATTATTATTGATGGCTATGGCTTTTATGAGGGAAAAAGATACACCAAAGAGCATAGCAGTAAGATAAAAGAGCTAAAGGAACTTTATAAAACTAGGAGAAGTGAGCAGATTAATAAACCTTTAACTATTGAAGAGTGCAATAGAATGATAGCTTTCTGTATAGAAGCTGAGGAAGCTGTCCTTGCAGGACAAGAGTATGAATACGAGGATACAAGGCTGACTAGAGCTAATCTTAGTGAGATTATAAATTTAAAAGAATATTATATCAGAGAAAAACATAGGCTTGAAAATGGCATTAAAAGGGGAATTAAAATATGGAGAGCCTATGGAAGTAATGATTAAAAGGAGCAAAGATGAATGTATTAGAGAAGATAGCTCCTAAATTTATGGCTAATAGAGAGAGAGCCAAAAGGGAGTTGCAATTAGAAAAATATAAAACAGAGATCTTAAACTATGCTCAACATGGAGCATCTACTACCAAGAATGCCTTTAGAGAGTATGATGATAATCTTTATGATGCTGATGAGGATATTGGAGATAGTAAAGAGATATTAATGGCTAGATCTCGGCAATTATATATGGGAAATGCTATTGCTGTAGGAGCAATAAAAAAAATGAGAACCAATATAATTGGAACAGGGATAAAGTTAAAGCCTAAGATTAATAAAAAAATCTTAGAGTTAAGTGATAAGGAAGCAGATGAGATTCAAAATAGAATCCAAATTATCTGGGAGATGTGGGCTAATTCAACAGAGTGTGACATTGAAAAGCAAAGTAATTTTTATCAACTCCAATCCTTAGCCTTTATTACTCAAATGATTGATGGAGAATGTTTTGTTTTATTGCCTTTTAAAAAAAGTGACTTCTTTGAACTAAAGATAAAGCTTATAGATAGTGCTAGATGTGTTGAGCCATATGCCTCTAATGTAGATGCTAAAAATGGAGTAGAGATTAATGCTGATGGAGAGGTTATAGCTTATTGGTTTATAAATGACAAGTTGACATTACAACCAAAAAGGATACAAGTTACAGGGAAAAATGGGAGAAGAAATATTCTAGTACTTATGGAAAAAGAGAGAATAGGGCAGAGAAGAGGAGTTCCTGTTCTTGCTCCAGTGATAGAGATGTTATCTCAAATCACAAAATTTACAAATGCAGAGTTAATGAATGCAGTAGTTAGTTCAATGTTCTCTGTATTTATTACCTCACAAGTAAATGCTAATCCTGTTATTGACCTGCTTCAAAAAGAGGATTCTAAAAAAGGAGATAAAGAAAATAGTTTTAGACTATCAAGTGGAATGGTTATGCAACTTCAACCTGGACAAGATATAAAATTTGCTGACCCTGGAAGACCTAATACTCAATTTGATAATTTTCTTTTCTCAATGTGTAAGCAATTAGGAGCAGCACTTGAAATTCCTGTTGAAGTATTACTTTCTAATTTTAATGCTAGTTACTCTGCATCTAAAGCATCCTTGGAAGAGGTATGGAAAATGTATTTGATGAGAAGGAGCTGGATTGTAGCTAACTTTTGTCAACCCATCTTTGAGGAGTGGCTAGATGAAGCAGTAGCTAAAGGGTATATAAAATTAAAGGGATACTTTGATAATCCTTTAATAAGAAAAGCCTATCAACAAGCTGAATGGTATGGAGAAACTCAATCACAATTAGATCCATATAAAGAGATAAAAGCAGCAGAATTAAGAATTGCTACTGGTGTTTCAACAGTGGCTAGAGAGGCAAGAGCAATAAATGGTTCTGATTGGAAAGAAAATATGGAACAGAGAAAGCTTGAAATAAAAGCTATGGAGGGATTAATAGATGATAGCAGGGAATAAAAAAGATAACATACTTAATCTTAGAATCTATGGTTTTATAGGTCGAGGGTGGTTTGCAGATGCTTCTTCAGAAGAAATTAATAGAGAAATAGAAAGATATGGAAAGGTGGATGAGATTCATGTAAGAATACATAGCCCAGGAGGGAGTATTGCAGAGGGGTGTGCAATATATAACAGTTTAAAAAATAACCCAGCAAAAGTAAAGGTATTCATAGAAGGAGAGTGTTGTTCAATAGCAACAGTAATAGCTATGGCTGGAGATGAAATAGTTATGTCTCCTGTGGCAAACTTTATGATTCACAATCCACTTGTAATGTATATGAGTGGGGGAGCAGAGGAACTGAGAGCAAGAGCTGATGTATTAGATACATTAAAAGAAACAATAATAAACGCTTATGTCACTAAATCACATTTAAGTAGAGAAGAGATCTCAGAACTGATGGATAAAGAAACTTATTTTACTGCTGAAGAGGCATTAGAAAAAGGATTTATAACAGAAGTTTTAGATCTAGGTGGGCAAAATAATAGTTCAGGACTAGGAAAATACAATTATCAGCATATTCCAGATGATTATTTTAATTTAAAAATAGGAAATATAGAAAATGAGGAGGAAAAAATGGATTTAAAAAATGTAACATTAGAGCAATTAAGAGCTGAAAACCCCGAGTTAGTAAATAGTATTATTTCTCAAGAAAGAGAAAGAATAAAGGGACTAGATCTATGGGCAAATAAGACTACAGGAGCAGAGGAACTTATAAGAAAATATAAGTATGAAGAGCCTAAAAATGCAGTAGATGTAATGGAAGAACTACTTAATTATGTAGGTAAAACTGCTGAAAAGGAATCTAAAAATAGCAAAGAAGAGGATGAGAAATTAGCTGAAGCTTTTAAAAATAAGAAAAAAGATTGTGAAGAGTCAGGAGCTGGAGAAATAAAAAATATTGATACTAAGGATCTTAAAGAAGCTAGCAAGCAAAAAGATATAGATGATATTGTTAATTTAGCAAATAACTTATAAGGAGGGACAAAATGGGAGAAAAGATAGTTCATCAACCTAGAAATTTAAAAGCAGGACTAGAAATACCTTTTCTAGTAGAAAAAATTAAAGTAGCAGCAGGAACTTATGTAGAGGGAGAAGTGATTCAATATGATGTTGCTACTGAAAAAGGTGCTAAATGCACTGAGATTGGGAAACTTTATGGAATCTCTACAGATAAAGTTACAGTAGATGACAATGGAGAAATTACAGTGTATATCTCTGGAATTTTTAATTCTAAAGCAATAAAAAAAGAAGATTCTATTGAATGGAAAAATTTAAAAGCATCAGCAAGACCTTTAAATATTTATTTTAGATAGGAGGAATAAATGGATAGAAATATTTTTACATTAAAAACATTAACAAAAATTTATGAACAAGTAAAACCACCTCATTCATCAATATGGGATAAGGCAATAGGAAAAGAAACAACAGAAAAAACACGAAAATTTGAAGTTCATACAAAGAGTGCTGGGAGATTAAGAGCTCCATTGGTAGGAGATAGAGAAAAAGGAGTATTCATATCAAAAACAGCTTTTGAAACTACTACATATGAACCACCAATGATTAAACTTTTTACTATCAATGAAGCAGAAGAGATGTTTGAACAAAAATTTGGAAAAACTGAATATGCTTCCCCAGAAGTAGCTGCTAAAGAAGAGCTAGCAAGAGAATTAAAAGAATTAAGAGAGATAGCACATAGAACTAAAATATGGATGTTAATGTCTCTACTTACAACAGGAGTATGCCCTATAGGAGCAGAGGCAGATATGGGAGTTAAATATGACCCTGATTTTACTCAAGAAGTATTGACTGATACAGATACTTTTAAAAATCCTGATTTTGATATAGTTGGATACTTAGAAGAAAAGCAAATATCTATATATAAAGAAACAGGAAAAGAGATAGATATAATAGTAGTAGCTCCAGATGTAGTTCCTTATATTATGAAAAATAAATCTGTAATGGAAGATCAAAAAACTGTAAATTCTAATTTGATTCAACTTAGTCAAAAAGTTGAAACTTTAAGTGATGGAATGAAATTAGTAGCTTTCTTACCTAAACTAAATCTAACTATTTATAGCTATATAGACTGGGCTAAAGCACCTAATGAAAAAACTGAAGAACAATTGTTACCAAAAGGAACTATAGTAGGATTTAAAACTAAATCATTTGAAGTTCGTTATGGAGCAATGGTATTGAGAGAAAAAGCTGGAGTTAAAGCTAGACTATTTGTTGCAAAAGAAGTTATAAGACCATGGTATCCTGATGATTCTGAAGATGATGAGCTCCAATATCATTCAGCTCCTTTAATAATGCCAGAGGATGCTAAGGCTTATTTCTGTTCTAAAGTATTAGAAGATGAGTAAAAACAGGAGGTAGAAAATGGGAAAAATAAAAATAGCTCCAAACTATTCAGTATTTATCAATGGTATAAAACGTGTTCAAAATGAAGTAGTAGAAGTAGAAGATACAAGTAGATATATTGGAAAGAGATATGCAATTATCTTAGAGGAGTCTACTCCAAAAAAAGAAGATAAGGAAGATAAGAAAGAAACTTCAAAGGGAAATAGAAGAAAAGGTAAAAAAGAGGATAAAGAAGCTGATGAAATTGAAGATGAAATTGAAGCAGAGGATGAAGTAGAAAATAAATAATTTCGAAAGTTGCGAAATGAGGTAGAAGATGCTCAAAAAATATATAAGAAATGATATTGAAAGAAATCATCTTAATGAATTTTCAGAAACTATAAGTTTTTCTGGAATAAAACTGAGAGCTGTAAAAAATTATCAAAAATTTAATAAGAAATATAGAAATAAAAATTCTGATGAAAATGGACTTTTAAAAGCTGGTATGATTCTTACTCTTAGAGAGAAGGAACTACCTATTGTAGTAGAAGTTGGAGAAAAAGTTGAAGTAGATGGACTTGAATATGAAGTAATAGCAATTGAAAAAAATTTAGGAATGTTAAAACTAGATTTAGAAAGGATCTATGATTAATGTTTAATTTAACTCTTGATGAAAAAGAGCTTCAAAAAATAGAAGCTTTATTTAAAAAGACTCCTGAAAGAGCTGAAAAAATATTAAATTCAGCTCTAAGAAAGGCTATTAATTATATTGCTAAAGAAAATAAAGAACATATTCAAGATACCTACACTCCTTCAACTGATCTTTTAGGAGCAAAGGGCTTGAAAAAGCAGGTAAAAAATGGAGAAGCTATTTTATTAGCTTCTTCAAAAAGAAATAAAATAGAAAACTTTGATTCAAGTTCTAAAGCTCCAGAACGATTGAGAGATCAACATATCCAAGTAGCTATTAAAAAAGGTAATAGAGTTACAATGAGAACTATGTTCTGGGCTTTTTATAAAAGTGAAGGAAAAAGATTTAAGTTGGGGCTTTATTTTAGAAAAGGAGAAGATAAAAATCATATTACACCAGCTAGAACAGTTTCTATATTACAAATGTCTGCTCCTGTAACTGAGGAACAAGAGAAAAAATTAAAAGAGATTTTTGAAAAAGAACTGGTTAAAAAATTGAGCAAGGAGAACTTATGAATAATATAGGAAGGATAGAAGATAATATACTCTCAGAACTAAAAAAACTATTAGGAACTAAATATCATTATATCAGAGGCTATATTCCTGAAAAAAAGTATAAAGATAAAATAGAAGGCAATGATAAATATAAAGAAATTCCTTTAATTTTAATTAGAGCAGGGAAAATAGCTACAAAAAGGGAGTCTGCAACATTTATAAAAAAAATAAATTTTGTAATAAAAGTAGTGATTGAAAATAAAAAAGTTAAGGAAGGATATCTGGAAATCTTAGAGATTACAGATAAAATAATGAATTTCTTAGAAAATAATCACTATAAAGTAGCAGGATACGATATTGATATAGAAACAGGAATAAAAGCAGATGCAAATGATGATAGTACAGCAGGAGACTATTGGGGCTATGACATTGATTTTGTAGTAAATGCAGGATCAACTACTCTTGGTTCTATTCTTTCAAAAAGAATACTGTAAGGAGGACAAATGAAATATATTTATCTCGGTGGAACAATAAATATGAATGGAATGGTTTTGAGAAAGAGAAGTGTTATTGAAGAGGAAACTTTTTTAGAAATAAAAAAGAAAAATCCAGAAATAGCAGTCAATATATTTTCTTTAGAAGAGTTTGCAAAAAATAAAGCAAAACTAAAAAAAGAGGGGCTAAATAAAGTGATAGTTGTTCAAAAAGGAGGGAAATAATGTCTTTTACTCATGGAACATATGCAAGTGAAAAAGAAAGTTCTATAAAAGGGATAGTTACAGTTCAAAATCCAGTAGTGATAGTTGGAACAGCTCCTATTAATATGGGAGACATAAAATCTGTAAATAAAGTAGAACTTATTCAAAGTGCTAAAGATGCAGTAGAAAAGTTTGGAACAAGTAACTATATAGAGGGATTTAATATAACAGAAGCTATCTATGTAGCTTTAAACGTATTTGGAGTGACTCCTATTGTATGTATCAATGTATTAGATCCTGCTAAACATAAAACTGAGAAAACTTATGAAGATGTAGCAGTAGTTGAAAAAAAAGTTACATTTAAACAAACTGGAATATTATTGGATACTTTGGAAGTAAAAAAAGGGGATACTTCACTTCCTATTGAGGACTTTACAGCTTATTTTAATTCAGATGGAACTTTAACAATCGAATTAAAAGAAGAGGTAGCTACAATAGAGGGAACATATAGTTATTTAGATCCTACTAAGGTTGAAGATGAGGATATTATTGGTAGTGTAGATCCAAGTACAATGAAAAATAAAGGGCTTGAATGTATTAAAGAGTTGTTTTCAAAATATTCTATGATACCAAGCTATGTAATCACACCTGGTTATACTTCAAATGAATTAAGAGCAGTCCTTGACACAAAAGGAAGCTTAATAGGTAATAAATGGAAAGCTATGACAATAGTAGATCTTCCTGAAACAACAAAATATGGAGAGGCTATTACTTATAAAAAAGAAAATAACTGGATTGATGAGGATCAAATAGTATGCTTTGGAAAGGTTAGATTTGGTGGAAGATACTATAATCAATCTACTTTTGCAGCCTTTTTATCAGCTTCTATTGATAAAAGTAATGATGGTGTTCCTTATGAGTCACCTTCTAATAAAAATGTCAAGGCTGAAGGGATCAGTTGGAAAAATGGTGGAAATTATGAAGAACTATCTCTATCAGAAGAAGAGGCTAATCTTTTAAATGAAAATGGTATCTGTACAATTATTACTAGAAGTAATGGTACAGTTTTCTGGGGAAATAGAACCTCTGTATTCCAACCTGGAGGAAATACAGATCCTAAAGATATGTGGATTCCTGCTAAGAGAATGTTTAAGTATTTAGCAAATACAGTGATGCTGAATAATGAAGATGAAGTAGATAAACCAATGACAATATCCAAGATTGAATCTATAAAAATGAATATTAATAGATTTTTAGCAAGTCTTGTAGCACAAGAAAAGTTATTAGGAGCTTCTATTGAGTTTAATGAGGAAGCAAACTCTACACAAGATTTAGTAAATGGAAAGCTAACATGGAATATTAATCTAGGAATTATACTTCCTGGAGAAACTCTAAAATTTGTTTTAGAGTATGATGATGAGTACTTATCAGCATACTTTGGCTAAAGGGAGGAAATAGATGTTTAGACCTGGTTTAATAAAAGATGCAATAGTAAGACAAGATGGTACAAATGAATTGGTAGGGCTTGCAACAGTAACTCTTCCAGACCTTCAAAACAAAGCAGAAACAATATCAGGATTAGGAGTAAGTGAGTATGAGCATGTTCTTGACACTGATTTTGATGCTATGAACTTAGTTTTAAAATTTACTGGAATTAGTAAAAATATTAAGTTTTCTAATGGTAAAACTGTATCTTTGATTATTAAGATTGCAATAAGTGGAACAAATGATAAAAATCACGAAGAGGAAGAACAAATAGCAACTGTTTCAGTAAAAGGAAGAGTAAAAAGAAGATCTGGTGGAGAAATTGGAGTAGCAGTTAAAAATGAGCCTGAGATTGAACTTGCTCTTACTTATTATAAATATGAAATAGATGGAGAAGTAATAATAGAGATAGATAAATTAAACAAAATATTGATAATTGATGGAGAAGATTTAAGAGCACCTTTAAATAATAAATTAAGTTAAAAGGAGAAAAAAGATGAATAACTTTAAAGAAGAGCTTGAAAAAGCAAAAGAAGAATTAGGATTGGACATTAAGAAAGTTGAAGAAAATTATGATGCTGTAGTAGATGAAACTGGTTTAACTCAAATATTAAATGTAAATGGAAAACCTATTTTATTTGATTTTGGAACTTTAACAGGGAATTCTATATTAGAAGTGAAAGAGCAGTATAGAAAAATAAAAAGAGCAAAAGCAGCAGTATTAGAGGAGTTTGATGATCTATATTATATGCTAATAGCTCAAAAAGTAACTGGAATCTCATATAAACAATTCTTAGATCTAAAATATAAAGAATATAATGCAATAAAAGTAGCTGTAAGAGATTTTTTATCAGAAGATTAGGAAATAATCCTGAAAAGAATTTCCTAAAATTGTTAGATGAACTCTCTATAAGACTAAATGATAGTTGGGGCTTGAATATGAATATCTCATATTCTACCCTTTTATCATATGATCTATACAGAATAGAGGATTTAATAGAATTTTATAATCAAAAAATGCAGGAGCGACAAGAGAATGGGACTTAAAAAAGGAATGGAATATCTTGTCAGATTAACAGCTCAAGTTGATAAGGCTCTTCCTGGAGAGATGAAAAAGATGGCAAATCATCTAAAGGGGCTAGAAAGTCAAATGGCTCGTTATAAAAAAACAGGAGAGAATTTTGATTTAGTAAAGAAAAAGATAAAAGGAACTGTTGAAGAGTATAGAAAAGTAAGATCCCAAATGAGAGCTTTGGAACAAGCAAAAGCTAGAGATGGCAAATTAACTAAAGCTCAAGAAAGACAATATACTCTATTAGCAAACCGTCAAGAAAAGCTTTCTAAAATTTTAGATAAGCAAAGAGAATCATATAAAAGATATCAATATGAGCTAGAAAGACAAAAAATTCCTATGAAAAAATTAAGAGAAGAGATTGAAAAAACAACAAGAGCTTATAAAAAGTTAGAAGCAGAGCAAAAATTAACAAGTGCAGGACAAAATTTAAGAAGTAGAGTGGGATCAACAGCTAAAGGAATAGGAGCGAAGGCTGTAGGAGTTGCTAAAAAAGCAGTAGTAGGGGCAACTGTGGCTGGAGTGACAGCAGCAGGGTATGTAGGAATGACTTCAGCACAAACTTATTTAGACTTTAATAGTTCTATGAAAAAAGTCCAAGCTATATCAGGGGCAATTGCTGAAGAGTTTAAACTCTTAGAAAAAGAGGCTAAAAGACTTGGAGCTACAACAAAGTTTACTGCTGGAGAATCAGCAGCAGCTATGGAAAAAATGGCACTTGCAGGATTTAGCACGAAAGATATTATAGCTAGTATGCCAGGAGTACTGGACTTGGCAGCAGCATCTGGAGAAGATGTAGCTATGGTATCAGATATTATCACTGATAACCTAACAGCTTTCAATATGTCAGCTAAAGATACTGGAAGATTTGCTGATGTTCTATCCTGGGGAATGAGTAAAACTAACGTAAATGTAGAAATGTTAGGAGAATCATTCAAATATGCAGCTGGATCAGCAGGAACATTAGGTGTCTCATTGGAAGAGGCAGTAGGATCTCTAGGACTAATGGGAGACCAAGCAATTAAAAGTGGTATGGCTGGTAGAGGATTAAATGAAGTATTTAGTAGACTTGTAAAGAATAAAGATGACTTAAAAAAAATAAATATTGATATAGAAAACTCCAAAGGAGAGTTTGTAGGACTTGTAGAAGTTGTTAAACAGTTTGAAAAACATACTAAAAATATGAAAGATATTGATAAAGTAGCTTTCTTAAAGAATGTTTTTGGAGAACAAGGAGAAAGATCCTTTTCTAAACTACTTTCAGCTCAAAAAACAATAGATGGAATTACCTATACAGGAGCAGAGGCATTGGAAAAAACAGTTGAATCAGCAACTAAAGATAGTGTTGGAATGGCTGAAAAAATGAAAAATATTATGTTAGATAGTGCCTCTGGGGCAATGATTTTATTAGAATCAGCTTGGGATGGAATAAAAATAGCTGTAGGAGATAAAATATTCTCTGAAAATAATTTGAAATATATAAAAACATTTACAAATTATTTATCTGAACTTGCAAATGTCCTAAGTGGTAGCTTTTATGATAATAAATATAACAACTTCTGGAAAAACTTTTTTACAGTAGCTAAATCTTATATGAGTAAGTTATATGAGGCATTAAAACCTGGAATAAATGCTATAAGAGAAATGCTTCCAGATAAGAGTGAAGTAAGTTCAAGAATAAAATTTATTGGAGATTTAATTCTAAAAATAGCTAGTGTAATATCATGGTTAATTTTGAGAATACAAGAGTTAAAAAAAGTAATAGATTTTCTAGGGATAGATAATATTGTTGTATTTATAGCAACTTTTATGGGAGTTATTAAAGTAGCAGCAGCTATTACTAAATTAATTTCAGCTATAAAGCTTTTAAAAGATGCAGGAGGAATAATATTAGGTTTAAAATCTATTATTATGGGATTTATAGGTGTGAATCCATTTGTTTTAATTGTAGCAGGAGTTGTAGCTGCTTTAGTTTTAATCTATAAAAATTGGGATAAAATAAAAGCTCTTATTTTATCAGCAATAGAGTGGTTAAAAGGATATATAGAAAATTTCTTTGCTTTATTTGGAGATTTACTTCCATTAGCACCTTTAAAAGCTTTTTGGGACACTTGGGATAGTGGAAAACCTATAATGGAAAATTTAAAAAACGGTATTATTGCTTATATACAAACAATTTCAGAATTTTTACCTATAAAAATAGTAAAACAATTTTTTGAGATTTGGACAAGTGAATTAGGAATAGTAGATAAAATTAAACTTAGTTTTACACAAACTTTTGATGCTATAAAACAAAGTATTTTAGGAACAGTTGATGCAGTAATGAATCTAGGTAACAAAATAAAAGAGTTCCCAATGGTAAAAGGAGCTTTAGAAACATTTAGAGATATAAAAAATGGTATTACTGGAACGTTTGGATTTAATAATGCTTCTCAAGAAATTAATGGATCTCATCGAACAGGGCTCTCTTATGTGCCTTATGATGGATATCTAGCTGAGCTTCATAGAGGAGAAAGAGTACTTACAGCAGATGAAAATGAGCAATATGGTTCATTATTTAATAGATTATCTCCTACTAGTTCTAGTACAACTAATAACTTGAATACTACAAGTAGTATAGTTTTTAGTCCAAATATAACAATAAATGCTGGTTCTAATTCTAACAATGAGGGATTAGTTCAAATTTTAGAAAATAAAATAAAAGAACTTGAAAATGAATTTTTAAGAAAGTTCAGAGAGATGGAAAGGAAGAGTATAAATGAACGTAGAACAAAGTTTTAAAACCTATAAGACATTAGAAAATGATACATGGGATTTAATTGCTTTTAAATTGTTTGGAGATTCTAAATATACTTATAACCTTTTAAAAATAAATCCTGATTTAACAAAAGTAGTATTTTTTCCAGCTGGAGTATTATTAAAAGTTCCAGATATAAAAGAGAGCGAGGGGGATGTTCCACCATGGGTAAAATGAGAAGAGCATGGGTAGAGATAATTCATAAAGATAAGAATATAACAACAGAACTTAGCCCTTACTTACAAAATTTTGAAGTGGTAGATAATTTAGAAGGACAACTAGATAGCATGAGAATTACTCTTTTAAATAAAGGGAATAAGTTTATGCAAAATGGTTGGTCTTTTTCTAAAGGGGAGATACTTGAATTTAAAATAAAGACACTGAATTGGGAAAATGAGTTTGAAGGAGAAAAAGAAGCAGGAATAGGGCTATTTTATGTTGATGAGAGAGAGTATTCAAAGGATAGTGCAGAGATTAAAGGCATCTCTGCACCTCTACAGGCTTTAGATGTTGTATATTCTAAAACTTGGGAAAGTATTAGTTTGAAAAGGTTAGGAGAAGAGTTTGCTAAAAAATATAATCTTAAATTTATATATCTTTCTCCAAGAGATATTATATTAAAAAATTTAACTCAAGAAAAAGAAACTGATTTCTCTTATCTTAATAAGATAGCACAAGAAGAGGGAGTAAAGTTAAAGCTTACCTATAATTCTTTGGTGTTATTTGAAGAATCTGAATTTGTAAAAAAAGAAAAAGTAACAACTATTGATTTATTGAAAGTCATAGATTTTTCTTTGGTAGATCGTAGTTCTGATATTTATGATTCTGTAGAAGTAAGCTACTTTGATATGATAAGCTTCTCTGAAAAGAAAGTAGTTATTACAGAAGCAGAATTAAAAGGAGAAAAAGGTGGAACTATGAAAAAAACTTTAAAAATCACTAAGAAACCTGCTTCATTAGATATAAAAACATATGCTCTAAAGAAATTAGAGCAAGTAAATAAGAGGCAAAAAGAACTTGAAATAACTGATATAGGTAATAGAAGTGTCTATGCTGGAAGTACATTTGAAATAATAAACAGTGGAGAGTATAACGGAAAATATCTTGCTACTCAAGTTACTAAAAATTTACCAGGATTCGTTACAAAAATTAAATCTTATAAAATTAGTGATAGCTAGTCTATCACTTATATGGGAATCATGGAGTATATATTTTTAATATAGAATTGGTTCAATTCCAATTATTCCCTTTACATAGAAAAGGACATTGGCAATTAAATAAAAATTATTTATTTCTTTTATTTTCTGCTTCAATTTCTAGTAATCTATTTTTTATAGCTCTTATTTCATTTCTAGTTTCTTCACTAACATCATATGGAGATTGATTGGCTCTATCTGAATCTATTACACTTTGATTGTAATGTACAAATCCTAAAGCTTCTCCATCTTCTAGATTACTTTTTATGAATTCGATATCTTCGTCATCTCTCATTTTGTTTCCAACAACGAAAACCCTTTGCACACCGATATCTTTACCTAGTTTTTTAACTTTTCTATAAGTTTGAAGGCTTCTTTCACCTGGTTCAACAACCACTATGAAAGCATCTACACCTTGTGCAGTACCTCTACCTAAATGTTCGATACCAGCTTCCATGTCCATAACAACAACATCTTTACTTTGTAAAATTAAATGAGAACATAATCTTTTCAATAGTACATGTTCAGGACATACACATCCAGAACCACCTGTGTCAACTGTTCCTAAAGTTAATAATCCTACACCATTATGTGTTTTACAATATTTTTCTGGAATATCATCTACTTTTGGATTCAGTTTAAACATTTTATTGAATGTGCCTTCGCTTGTTGCTGTTCTATCAGAAACTAATTTTTTCATTTCAGAAATTGGTACTATTGAATCATATACTTCTTTTGGAAAACCTAGCGCTAAAGCTAAGTTTGCATCTGGATCGGCATCTACAGCAACAACTCTATAACCTTCATCAGCAAACATTCTTGATAACATTGAGGCAAAAGTTGTTTTGCCTACTCCACCTTTTCCTGTTATTGCTACTTTCATTTCTTTATTACCACCTTTTGTCATATAGTCTTGAAACTATTTATTTTTATGTCTGTCTAACGTGTATTTTATAGGTAGCCTATTATCTCTAATAGACTACCTTTTTCTATTCTATAAATTTAATATTTTTCTACTTAACAATAAATCTTAGTATAAGCAAGCTAATTCTCCAGATACTCTCTTATTAAGAACTTTTTCTTGATATAATTCTTCGAAGTGAGGTCTCTTAGCTTCTATACAAGCCATTATGTCTTGAGCTAATGCTTCTGCATCTTCATTAACATGGAAGCAAGCTCCAACTTTATCTTTTATGCTTCCGCATAAGATTTCAACAGCTCTTGAAGAACCTGTAACTGGAGGCATAACACCTAAGAATGTTTCTATACCAGAACCAACTACATAAGTACCTATAGCTATAGCTTTTTCTGACATCCATTCAGGAGCACAACCTGCAACTGGTAAATCAGCTATATCCATGTCTAATGCATTAGCAACTAATGAACATATGTTTAATATACGAGAGTTATCAACACAAGATCCTAGGTGGATTACTGGTGGTATATCAACTAATTGACAAACTGTTGCTAAACCTTTACCAGCGTATTTAGGTGCATTTTCTTTTAACATTAATCCATTTTTAGCTGCTGCTGATGCACCACATCCTGTAGTTACAACTAAGTAGTCATTTTTAATTAATTCTTTCATTATAGTTAAATGGTTGTAGTTAGATGGTGTTCTAGCGTTGTTACATCCAACAACTCCTACTACCCCTCTTATTACACCAGATGCAAGAACATCTATTAATGGTTTTAATGTGTTCATATCGTCTATTTGAGTATTAACAACATTATTTAATTGTCCAACTATAGCTTCTTCAGCATAACCAACCATAGCTTCTGATTTTAATTCTGGAACCATAACTTTTGATGCATCTCTGTTTTTGAAGTTTAATATAGCTTCTCTAACTATTGTTTTAGCATCTTCTAAAGCAGTTTCTTCATGGAATTCCATGTAAGTAGAACCAGTTATTTGAGCTTTTGGTGAAGTAGTTATGAATTTAGTATGATAATGAGTAGCAACTTCTGCTAATGCAGGGAATATACATTGAACGTCAACTATCATAGCTTCTACAGCACCAGTGATTATTGCTAATTCTTGTTGATGGAAATCACCAGCTATTTTTATACCATGTCTCATTGTTAATTCGTTACCAGTACAGCATATACCTGATAATGTTATACCATCTGCTCCAACTTCTTTAGCTAAGTCTTGCATTTCTGGTAATTCAGATGCTAAAACTATCATTTCTGATAATGTTGGTTCGTGTCCGTGAAGGATTATGTTAACATTGTTTCCATCTAATACATTTAAGTTAGCTTCTGTATGAACTGGTTTTGGAGTTCCGAATAATATGTCAGATAACATTGTACCTATCATAGATCCTGCCCAACCATCTGCCATAGAACATCTAAATGCCATATGTACTAAAGCATCTATATCAGCACAACATCCTATATGAGTTGAATGCATTACTGTTGCGATTTCTCTATCTATTGCTCTTGGTTCTATACCATATTCTTTCCATATATCTTGTCTTACTTTTGGAGCTCTTGCTAATAATTTAGATACACCGTGTGGTTTACCAAATTCCATTAAGCATACTTCTGATACTTCATGAGCTAATTCATATATATCTTTACCTTCTGGATCTACACCCATGAATTGAGCGAATTCTTTTAATTTTTCTGGCTCTGCAACTTGATATGCCCCTCCTGGAGTTGTTAAACCTAATGTATGAGTTATATCTCTAGCATGGTCTGAATGGGCAGCTGTACCACCAGCACACATTCTAGCATAGTTTCTACCTACTATTGTATGTTCGTCAGCACCGCAAAGTCCTCTTGGAGTTTTTGGACTTATTCTACATGGTCCCATACCACAGTTTCTACAGCAAACACCTTGTAGACCGAATCCACATTGTACTTTATATCCTAATTTTCTTTTGTACATTGTTTCAACGCCGTCTTTTTCAGCTTTTTCTAATAAGGCTTTACTGTTAAGGTCTATAGTCATATTTTGCATTTGTTCTAAAACATCAACTTTTTTCTTTTCCATATTCATATTCCCCTTTAAAAAATTTA